TGATTACTGACAAGGAAGGACTGCAAATCGTTGCTTGGTATGTTGCGGCCATTGATATGTGGTATTCCGAGAATCATGCTTGGTTTACCAGCGAAGTCAACTATTGGATGCCCATCCCCGAAATTGTTTAAGCCATGACCCCAGCACTCATCCACCACCTCGTTGACACCACGGCGGCCATCTTCGGCATCACCCCCGACCAAGTGCGGTCCCCGTCACGGGAACGGCCCTGCGTAATCGCTCGCAACATCGTGGCCGACATCGCATACAACGAGTACCTATTCACCTTCATGGCCATCGGGAAGGAACTCAACCGCCACTACTCCACGATTATCATAAACCTTGAATCCTTCCACGCCGATTGCAAAGCGAAGCCCCAACTCCGCTACCTTCGGAGGCAAGTTTTCAACAACGCCCAAGAGTATTTGCAGACGGCCGAAGGGGCGTACATAACTGATACTCTGCAACTTCCGAGCGGAGAATAGCCCAAAACCGCCTGAACGCCCAAGGGGTCGGCCTAACCGCTGACCCCTTTTTTTTTGCAATCTTTGTGCATGGCATCCGCAGAAACCGTAATCCTCGACCTCTACCGCACGGGCGAAATCCGAAAAGCCTGCCTAACGATTACGGGGGGCGACCCGCTTTGGCGAGATTTGGAACAGGAGTGCGTCCTTATCCTGCTGGAGAAAGACCCCGCCAAAATCCTGCAAATCCAGTCGCAGGGGTACTTCAAGTTCTATGTGGTTCGGTTGCTGCTGAACCTCTACCGAGGCAAGAACAACCAGTTCGCCCAAAAGTACCGTCACCACGATTTGCTCGAAGAACTGGACCCCGATTCTCCTATCCCCCAGTCCGAGTACGATTCCTTGATGGACGACCTTTGGGCCATCGCAGAAGCGGAGATGGACACTTGGGCCAAGGACGGGGCGTTCCCGTACGACAAGGAACTGCTACGCTTGCACCTGCGGACGGGGAACATGAAGAAACTATCCCGTGACACGGGCATCCCGTACCGCAGCATTATATACTCAATAGACCAAGCCAAGGCCAAAATCAAGGCCGCCATTCAATCCCATGGACACGCTGATATTTCCCCTGCTGATTAGCAGTTTGACCGCCCTCGCTATTGCGGAGTACCATGTCCTGCCGCAGGCTTGGTACAAGACCTGGTTCGCAAGACACAAGCCGTTCTCCTGCGTGACTTGCCTCACTTTTTGGGTGGCGGTGGCCCTGACCCTGCCCACCTGCGGTTGGGTTCTCGCCCCTGTTTACGGCCTCGCCTCGGCGGGGTTAACCGTTATCATCCTGCAACTGACCAACCGATGACCCACCAACTGCACCACGGCGATTGCCTTGAAGTGTTGCGGTCCATGCCCGATTGCAGCGTGGATTCAATCGTTACCGACCCGCCATATGGGTTGTCATTTATGGGCAAGAAGTGGGACTACGATGTGCCAAGCGTTGATGTTTGGGTGGAGTGCCTTCGGGTCTTGAAGCCTGGGGGTCATCTGCTGGCCTTTGCGGGGACGAGGACGCAGCACCGCATGGCGGTAAGGATTGAGGATGCGGGCTTTGAGATTCGGGATATGATTGCGTGGGTGTACGGGTCGGGGTTCCCGAAGTCGTTGGATGTGAGCAAGGCGATTGATAAGAACAATGGCGAGGTAGGAAGGTTGCACAAGTTTACCGAGTGGATGCGCACAACGGGGCTATCTGCAAAACAAATCAATGACGCAACAGGGACCTTTATGGGTTCGCATTATTTGACCGACAAAAGTCAGCCAGCGATTCCTACCCGTGCGTTGTGGGGAAAACTTCGACCTTTATGCGGCCTTATTCCAGCTTGGGTTGATGAACTTGTTGACCGCATAGAAGCCGAGCGTGAGGTGGTGGGGAAGCGTGTCGGGGTTGACACAACCAAGCAAAGCATCGCTTGCGCTGTTTCGGCACAGGGGTTGGAGCAATCCACAAAGCACGAATTTAACATCACCGCCCCTTCCACCGATGCCGCCAAGCAATGGCAAGGCTGGGGGACTGCCCTCAAGCCTGCGTTGGAGCCTATAACCGTGGCCCGCAAGCCGCTGGTCGGAACGGTGGCCGAGAATGTCCTGCAACACGGGACGGGGGCGCTAAACATTGACGGGTGTCGGGTGCGAGACGGGAGCGAAACTGGCGGCGAGAAACCTGTTTATGCGGCCAATCACGGCAACGCAGTCTATGGTGCGGGGATGGGGGGCGGAGCGTGGGCGAACACCGATGGCCGCTGGCCCGCCAACTTCATCCACGATGGAAGCGAGGAAGCCACCGACCTGCTCAAAGATTCGGCCCGCTTCTTCTACTGCGCCAAGGCAAGTAAAGCGGATAGGGGCGAAAACCACCACCCCACCGTCAAGCCCACCGACCTCATGCGCTACCTCTGCCGCCTCGTAACACCGCCAAACGGAATCGTATTGGACCCCTTCAACGGGTCGGGCTCCACGGGATGCGCTGCGGTCTTGGAAGGCTTCCAATACATCGGGATTGAACGGGAGGCGGAGTACATCGCTATATCCGAGAAACGCATTGAAGCACGCTCCAAACAAGTGCAGGAGCAACCCAAGCAACTGACCCTACTATGACCCAAGCGGAATACCTCACGGCTCAAAAACACCGCCATTATTGGGACCAGTACCAAGCCGCCCTTTTCATGCGGCTCTCCCCCGAAGCGGTCCACGACTTGCAGACCATCCTCGTCGCCCATGGCAGACCCAACACGAATTGGTGGTGCGCTGACTGCGTAAAATCGGCCCTCCAATACATTTACCAAGAGGCGGACCAATTCGCCGAAGCCAACCAGCACACCGTTACCCATGCCATCAACAACCCCAATCCGTGAACAGTTTGAAACCTATGCCGACTACGGCGAAGGTGTCCGCAATAACGCCAAGCGGGGGATTGAACTCAACGAGCGGAACGGCAACAAGTGCGCCACGCAGACGGGTAAAGTCCGTGCCCAGCAACTCGCCAACGGGGAGGGGGTATCCCTTGCAACGGTTAAGCGGATGCACTCCTACCTTTCACGGGCTGAAACCTACTACGACAACGCTGACAGTTCCAGCGACTGCGGCTACATCAGTTACCTCCTTTGGGGTGGCAAAGCGGCCCTTGGCTGGAGCAGGAATAAACTTCGGGAACTTGGCGAACTCAACGAAGGCTGACCCCGAAGCCCAGGTGCAGGCCCGCATGGACTCGCTCATGATGGTCATCACGACCCTCTGCGACTGCATTGGTGCGGTGGAAGAATCCAACTCGCCGAACGCCTTTGCGGTCAAGATGAAGATTGTGGACAAGATTGACGAACTGATTGATAAAATAGAATACTGATGCACCCAACTAGGATATTCAAGACCCCCGAAGACCTTGGAAAAGCATGGGCCGCCTTCAAGGAGGATGTGAAGGTCCAAGGCGAACAATGGAAGCGGGTGCAGTATGTCGGGAAGGACGGGTTGAAGAAGGAAGACCCCGCCAAAGTGCCGCTGACCTTGGAGGGGTTTAAGCGGTTTTGCCGCAATAATTACGGGGATGTTCAGCAGTACTTTGACAACAAGGACGGATATTATGAGGACTTCGTGGTTATCTGCCGTGCGATTCGGGAGGAAATCCGAGAGGACCAAATCATTGGCGGCCTGCTCTCGTTCTACAACCCCTCCATCACGCAGCGGTTGAACGGTCTTGTAGAAAAACAGGAAACGAGCGTCACCATCGAGCAGCCGCTTTTTGGGGAGTAGTGGTGCGGGTGTATGAAAGGCCCGTATCTTTGTGTCAGTCAGGTGGCGGAATTGGTAGACGCAGACCGTTGAAAGTTAAGTGGTCCAGAGTTGTTCGTCTGATTGCCTAAACGAGTAAACATACAGGTTCAAGTCCTGTCCTGACTACACGGCTATGTGGTGGAAGGCACACACGCCCCGAAATAGGGGTTTTTGCAGGTTCAAATCCTGCCATGGCCGCAAAACCATTTCGTTGACGCCAACAAAATGATGTTCCAGTACACCACCGCCATCCGCAAAATTCGGGCGATGACCGCTCGGAAGAAGGTGATACAAGGTGGCACAAGTGCGTCCAAAACCTTCGGCATCCTTGCGGTGCTGATTGACCATGCGGCCCGCCATCCCAAGTCGGAGATTTCGGTGGTGTCCGAATCCGTCCCTCACCTACGACGGGGAGCCATCAAGGACTTCGCCAAGATTATGCAATGGACCCACCGTTGGGTTCCCGACCGCTGGAACAAGACCCTGCTCCAGTACAACTTCGCCAACGGTTCCACGATTGAGTTCTTTTCGGCCGATTCGGAAGCACGCCTCCGAGGGGCAAGGAGGCAGATACTTTACATCAACGAGGCGAACAACATCGACTTCGATTCCTACTACCAGTTGGCGATTCGTACATCGCAGGAAATCTACATTGACTTCAACCCCACCCACGAATTTTGGGCGCACACCGAGGTCCTTCCCGAAACGGATGCGGAGTTCCTTATCCTGACCTACCAAGACAACGAGGCGCTTCCCGATACTATTCGGAATGACATCGAACTGAACCGCACCAAGGCCGAAACGAGTGCCTACTGGGCCAACTGGTGGAAGGTGTACGGCCTCGGCCAAGTCGGGACGCTCCAAGGGGCGATATACGGGGACTACACGGTGGTTGAGGGTATAGACCCATCCACCATGAAATTCGTCGCCCTTGGGCTTGACTGGGGCTTTAGCAACGACCCCACGGCCTTGGTCGCCGTGTACCGCAGGGGTGATGACCTATTCATTCACGAACTGCTCTATCATCGGGGCTTGACCAACTCCGACATAGCAACAAGGTTGAAGGAGTTCGGGATTACAAGGGCTTGGGAGATTGTGGCCGATTCAGCAGAACCGAAGTCCATCGAGGAAATATACCGCCTCGGATTCAACATCAAGCCCGCATCCAAGGGACCCGATTCGGTCAGGCAGGGGATAGATGTGGTCAAGCGGTTCAACCTTCATGTGACCAAGGATTCCGTGAACTTGATAAAAGAACTCCGCAGTTACACTTGGGCCACCGACAAGGACGGCAAGGACACGGGGGTCCCGATTGATTCCTACAACCACGCCTGCGATGCTCTGCGATATGTGGCCCTTAACAAACTCGCCGTCAGTAACTCAGGGAAGTACTTGGTGGTGTAACTTTACACCCATGAACCGAGAATCCCTGTTTGACATCCTGCTTATCGTTGGGCGGGTTGTCGGTTGGTTGCTAATCATAGCGGGCAATATCCTTTTTGCTTTGGGAATCGCTCAATTTTTTGCCCCTCTATTCAAATGAACCTCGAATCCCTCCTTGACCTCGCCTTGGCCGTCGGTCGGGTCGTGCTGGCCTTGGTCTTTATCGGCTGCATCTTAACCCTACTATTCACCCAATGAAACTCATCCATTACTACCACATCTATTGCGGCGGAGGCGGGCAATGGCAACTTATCATGCACCAGCACATGATGGCCCTGTGCAACTACGGGCTGATTGAACAGTTGGACGAGATTCGTGTCGGCATCGTCGGTCCTCCTGACCAGCGGAAGTTGGTTAAGGATATCCTGGACAACTCACTCGTCGCTTCGAAGATTAAAATAGTTGTGACCCGCACGAACGCATGGGAGCAAGCCACGCTGACCGAGATGTACCGAGCGAGCCAAACCGAGGATGCGGCCTACCTCTACGCTCACACCAAAGGATGCAGCGACCCATCGCTGGTTAAGCAGATGTGGTGCAGGTCCATGATTTTCTTCAATGTGGTCGCATGGGAACGCTCCCTTGCGGAACTGGAGAAAGTGGATGCGGTTGGATGCCACTGGCTCACCACCGAGCAATTCCCCCAAATCGCTGACCACAACAACCCCGACGGTTATCCTTATTTTGGCGGTAACTTTTGGTGGGCCAAGTCCAGCCATGTGCGGGAACTCGGTGAGCCAGTTCGGGAACATCGCTGGCAGGCCGAAACTTGGATTGGGAAGCGGGAAGGCATGACCGTCTACGACCCCAACCCAGGTTGGCCCGACCCAAGTAAATTTGTCATCACATTCTAACCATGAAGCAGAAACCCGAAGAAATCCTCAAAGGCTTGGACTACGGCCACATCTATACAACCGATGTGACCCACATCCTTGAAATCCACAACACCGCCAAGAAACACGCAAAAGGGCGGGCCTTGGAACTCGGTAGTTACCTCGGACACTCTACCCTTGCCATTGCGATGGCGGGCCTTGAAGTCGTCGTGTACGACACCGATACCAGCGTAGAGGACAAGCGCAAAGCCCTGCTGAAGGATTACAAGGTGGAGTGGAACAACGCCCCATCCAGCGAAGCCCTCAACGAGCAGCGGTACTTTGAGTTCATCTTCCACGATTCGGACCACGGCGACGGCATGATTCCCGAAATGGTGCGACTATTCAACGAGCGGTTGCTCAAAGGCGGCACGATGATGATTCACGATGCGGAATTACTGACCATCCTTAACCTGTTGGGTCAGTTGGAACCACACGAACACAAGAGCAGTTGGGACGGAAGGGGACGGCAAATGCTGACCATCATCAAGAAACTATGACCGCCAAGACCTTCATCTTCTGCCACGATGCCGAAATCGTCAAGGGGTGTATCAATAGCGGACGCTTTGACTTGTTTGACGACTTGCGCTGGGTCATGCTTGGCCCACGGGATTTTTCAAGCATTGCATCCATCCCAGGTCTAATCATCGCACGGGACTTGCCCGACAACATTGAGCATCACCGCAACCTTGTGGCGTGGACGGGGTGGTACGCTTTGGCCCGCAACGGTTACATCCAAGAGGGGGACATCGTGAATCTATTTGAATACGATGTCACTTACAACCAAGGCCAATTTCGTCAACTGCCTCAATGCGGGTACTTCCAAATCCCCGTGGACACAGTTCCTTATTGGCAATGCGGCCACAACTACGAGGGTCACATCAAAACCTTGACGGGCAAAGGTTCGGGTGAATTTACGGCCCCGATGGTTCCCGTGACTTCCAACTACACGATGGTTTGGAGCGATGCCCACCTCCAACTGACCTTGGACTGCATCACCAAAGGCTTGACCGAGTTGACCTATGTAGGTCATGTCCTTGAAAGGGCATACTCGCAGCACTTCGTCGGCATCCCCATGCAAGTGGGTGCATTCAACCACGCCTTCGCCAACTCCCACGGGTATTAGCCATGCACCTGGTCGGCATCAATTACGCAACCGCCGAATACTGGCCCGCCGCAAGGGAGCAAGGGATGTACTATCCCTTCCCAGTTACAACGGTTACGGATGAAAAACGACCAGGCAGGGGCAACGATTGGTGGAGGTGGAAGCCGAAAATCATCTTGGACGCTCTGCTGGATTTGCAGGACGACGAAGCCCTGCTCTACCTTGATGCCCAAGATGTCCACACGGACGAATGCTTTGACTTTGCAAAGCGGTGGCTGACCGACAACCCCATCCTACTGCATCAAAACTTCCACAACCACATCTCCTACACCAAGGGCGATTGCTACGCCTTGATGGACTGCTTGCAGTTCTTCAACGAGGGGCCGATGCAACTGGAGGCGGGGTTCTTAGGATTGCGCAAGACCGAGGCCAATATCGCCTTGATGCAAGAGTGGTCCAAATGGCTTGCGGTTGAAAAGGTCGTGAACGATGACCCAAGCGAATACCCGAACCACCCATCCTTCATTGACCACAGGCACGACCAAAGCGTGCTGACAAACCTTGCCTTACTGCACGGCCTTCCGATGGTCGTGGTTCCTTCCGTACATTGCAACGCAAGACCGAAACTATGAAACTCCAAGACCTGACCATTGACCAATTCCAACGCATCGCTGCGCTGGAGTTCAGCCCTGTCCTCACGGACTACGACAAGCGTGCAGGGGTCGTTGCAATCGTTGAGGGGGTAGATGTATCGCTCGTCCGAGAAATGCCCGCCAAGGGGCTGACAAAGCGTTACAAGACCATCATAGCGGAGTGGAACGAACTACCTACCTTGGCGTATCGGCGGAGGTTCAAAGCGGGTGGCAAGTGGTGGATTCCCACCGTCTTCACGGATGAACTCACGGCTGGCCAACTCATAGACCTGATGGACACCGACACGACGGACGAAAAGAAACTCGTCCAAAACCTGCACCGCATCATGGCGACCCTTTGCAGGGAGGGCGGGTTCCTCGGTTACTTCCCGAAGAAGTACGACGGGGCAAGCCACCAAGAGCGGGCCGAACTGCTCAAAGCAAACGCTAAGATTGGCGATGTTTGGGGGGTGGTCAGTTTTTTTTTGCTAAGTTCAGAATCCTACTTGAAAGTTTTGAGCGACTATTCCAAGCACCTGACCAAGGGGATGCAGGGCCAATAACCAACCCGCTTGCTGGCTACGGTTGGCTGATGGTCGTGTGGAGGATGGCGAACAAGGATGTACTGAAATTTGAGGCCATCTTTGCGATGAAAGCGGTGGAGTTCTTGAACTATGCCCTGCTGATACATGACATTTTGGAAGCCGAACGGCAAGAGGCGGAGCGGATGCGGCGGAGGTAGGACACTTTGCTTGACGGGTTACATTTACCACCATGGAGTTTGATGTATTCGTCGGTGGTTCGGGCAAGAAACTGACCGACTTCCAAAAGCAAGCGTTGCCCGATTTCGGGGTTAATCTTGCGGACGGAGCCATTGACAACAAGTCCTACGCCGTAGTCAAGAAATGGTTGGAAGGGGTCATCACTTTGGCCAAGCAAAACCTCGCAAATTCGGGGGCCATTGCAAGCGATTCCCTATCCGCAAGCATTGACTTTGAACCCATCACGCTGACCGACACTTCCTTCGTTGTCGCTATTGTCGCCAACGATTACTGGAAGTATGTTGACCTCGGTGTCAAGGGTGCGGTCAGCAGTAGCCGTGCGCCAAATAGCCCGTTTCAGTACAGGGACAAACGGCCACCTATCCGTCCCATCCAAGAGTGGATTGCGTTCAAAAGCATCCCGCTGGAAGGCCGTGATAAGCAGGCGGCGAACAGGTCCTTTGCCATCAACATCGCCAACAAGATTAGGCGGGAAGGTCTACGGGCCACCAACTTCATGTCCAACGCAGCCACCAAGGAGATGGTGGATGTGCTTACCGAAAACATCGCCGAAGTCCTCGGCAAGTCCATCAGCGTCGCAACCGTCCGATAACCCATGTCCATAACCGTCCTTTCGGGTTCGCCCCTCGTAGCGACCCCCGTTTACAACAAGATGCTTTTCAAGGTCAGCGGCTCGCTGATTGCACAACCGAACTACCGCTATGTCTGCGATGTCAAGAACCCCGCAGGCACGACGCTGGCACGGCTGAAGTGCGACAAACTGCCGACCACCAATTTCGGGTTCTTTGATGTGCAGAAGGTCGTGGAAACCCTCGTAGCCCCGACTGCCCCATCATTGACGCAGACGGGATTCGTGGACCATTCGGGGTTCTATTCGGGCTATCGGCTGGACTTCACCCAAGAGTACGGGAACACGCCCGTCGTCACGGGAGCAACCACAACGGTCAGCGGGGTGATGGCCTTTGCAGGAAACTTGGAGCAGTTGGAACTTGCGGGGTGGAGTGCAGGCCTGTACTTCCCTTCATTTATAGCGGATGGAGTGAGCAGGGCTTTGACCACGCCTACAAGTCGCACGGTTTACGGCACGGATTACGGATTCCTCTGCATGGGTCAGTCGGGTACACCTTTTGACAGGGTGCAGGTGACTTATCCAACGAGGACTTTTACCGTTGACCTTCCTGCATCCGTTAGCGGGTCAATCGCTCGCTTTGGTGCAGGGCCGATGAATCTCAAGGCGTTGACATCGGCACAATGCTCGGATGGCTCTGCTGGATCGGTCAACTTCCCCACCGCAGAAGGATCTTCCTACACGCTTGCTTTTGAGGATTCGGGTTCAGGCAATTTCTCGGTTTATTACACCTACACTATCGGCCCATGCCAGCGGTTTGATTCCATCCCCGTCCATTTCGTCAACAAGTACGGTGGGATTGATTCGTACACCTTCACGATGAAGAACCGCAAGCGGGCCAACATCCAGCGGGAGGTGTTCGGGTATAACTCCGATGTGTACGCAACCACCACCTACAACAAAGTTTGGGCGGGGTCCTTTGACTTCGTGTATGCTTTGAATAGCGATTGGCTGACCGATGCCGAATCCGAGTGGCTCATCGAGATGGTTCGGAGCGGGTATGTATGGCTCGAACTGGGCGGCCAACTCGTGGAAGCGGTGGTCAATGCCAACCAGTATCAATTTGTAACCAGACGGAACGACCGCCTAACGCAGTTGCAGATTGAGATTGCAGTAGCCTACGACAATTCGATTCTATGAGCGTAACCCTAATCGCTTACCCGCTCAACGATTCCAATGTTGAGGTCCCCTATGTGCTGGACACGATGGGCGGGACCGATATCGCAGTCACCTATTCCATTGGCGACATTGAGGATGTGACCAAGCAGCGGGGGTCTTTCAGCAAGACGATAACGCTTCCCAACACCCCGACGAATCGGGCCTGCTTTGCGTATGCGTACAACATCCAATCCTTTGTGGGTGGATTCCAACCGAACAAGCGAATCCGTGCCGCCATGTGGGAGGACGGGGTGCAGGTATTCAGCGGGGTGCTGCAACTGCTTAGCATGAGCAAGACCAAGGGAACCGTCACCTACGAGGTGGGCTTGTTCACCGATAATGTGTCCCTGTTCAAAGCGATAGAGGGCAATATGCTGGTGAACACGGCGGGAGTGACAGGCATGAACCACACGCCCACCAGCGGTCATGTGTCGGGAACCTGGACGGCATCGGGGGCGTTGAGTAGCGGGTATGTTTACGGGGTTGTGGATGCGGCGGGGTTCAGCGATGTGCAGCAAGGTGGCTCGTTCACGGTTCCTTGGTGGAGGCTCGGACCCAGCATCTATGTCAAGAAGATGGTGGACTTGATATTCACGGAGGCGGGGTTCCGCTACTCGTCAAGTTTCTTTAATTCATCCTTGTTCAACAAGTTGGTAATGCCCTACGCAGCGGGAACGCCAACGACCAACCTATCGGGGTCCAATCTATTTGCCCAATCCACGGGGTCCGTGTCTGCATCGCTTGCAGGTGCAGCGGTTAATCTTGAATTTAGTCGGGACAATGTAGCCCCATATTTTGACAACGGCGGCTATTGGGTCGCATCATCCAGCACTTTTGTTGCCCCAGCCGTCCCGACCCGTTGGAATGTGTCCATAAACTACATCGTGAGCGGCGTGACCTTTGGCGTTGACGGCGTTGCAGGTGGCGACTTTGACCTATACAACACGGCTACGAGTTCGCCTATTGCACTCGTTGGAACGGTTGACCTTACGAGTGCGAGTTACCCTTTGTCGGGCAGCGTGTTCTTCAACAATGTAACCATTCCCGCCAATGCGGTCGTAAAGTTTCGGTATAAGGAAACCGAGGGGGCCACATCTATCACCTTCCGTTCGGGGGCAACGCTGCAGATGACCTGCCTTGAAAACCCCCAAAGCATCGGGATTATTGACATGAGGACCGCACTCCCTGCCGATGTCAAGCAGTCGGACCTCCTGCAAGATTTGCAGAAGATGTTCAACCTCCAGTTCATGCCCGACCCCCAAGACCCGAAACTCCTATACATTGAACCTTGGAAGGACTTCTATTCCAGCGGGTCGGTGGTGGATTGGTCGCAGAAATCCGACGAGAACGCAGAGCAGAACCTCACCAACGGCGACCCCAACGCCTACACCAACATCGTCTTCAAGTACAAGGACATGGGGGATTACCTGTCCAAGACCTACAAGCAATCCTACCCGCTGAACAGGGAAGGCTACGGAGGGCGAATCTTCAACACATCCAACTTTTACGGCAAGGGGGATAAGGTGGTTGAAACCCTTTGCGGCACTCTTATCCCCGCATCGTTCAGCACCGACAAAATCGTGGGCCGTACTTGGGACATTGACGGAACTCTCGCAAGCGGAACCATCAAACCCCTGCAAACTGGCTACCGATTGGCGCAGTACAATGTCGTCACGGCCCCAACGCCTTGGAGATACCAATATGGGGTTACAGGAACGCTGAACACGGTCCTTGCGGTTAGCCAAACGGCCCTGCCCTTCGTGTCCCACATCGACAACCCGTACGCCCCCAGCGTGGACCTCGCCTTCGGGCAGCCAAGGTTGGTGTACTACAACGCCGTGAACGCAAGCGGCAACCCGTACGCCTACACCAACAACAACCTCTACAACACCTACTGGCTGAACTACATTAACGAAACGGTGTCCCAAGAAGCCTTGCAGTTGGAACTCACGATGCTGCTATCCTCGGTGGACATCTACCAACTTGACTTCCGCAAGCCGATCTACTACGGCGGGATCCGTTGGCGACTGCTGGAGATTCGGGACTACCTGGTCGGGCAGATGAAGCCCTGCCGAGTGACGCTCCGACGCATCCTGAACCTGACCGACTTTGCTGCAACCACGACCACGCCGATTGCAAGCGACCCCGAATTTTTGTTCAACGGCCCGATTGACCCCGACCCTGTGGACCCAGGCTATGAACCCCCCGTAAACCCCGAACTACCCTCCGAAGGCTAAGATATGGCAGATGTAACCAAAGAAATTGTACTTGAGGTTGGCCTCAAGGATTCCACCGCCGCTGGAACGACCAGCGCAAAGACCCGCCTGCGGGAATTGCAGAAGACCCTTGCGGACATGGCCCTCGCAGGCCAAGACGGTACGAAGGCATTCCGTGACATGGAACGGGAAGCAGGGAAACTGAAGGACCAAATCGGGGACACGCAGCAACGGATTAAGAACCTCGCATCCGATACCCGAACCATTGACACCTTCGTCGGGGCCATCCAAGGTATCACGGCGGGATTCCAAATCGCCCAAGGAGCGGCGGCACTATTCGGAGCGGAGGAAGAAGAACTGCAGAAGTCCTTGGTCAAGGTCCAAGCGGCCATGGCCCTCGCTAACGGGGTGCAACAGGTGGCCAACCTGCTCAACAAGGATTCCATCTTGATAACCCAAGGCCAAGCAGCGGCGCAGGCACTCTACGCCGTGGCGGTGGGAACCAGCACGGGAGCGATGAAGGCGTTCCGCATCGCCCTCCTTGCAACGGGTATCGGTGCAGCAGTTGCGGCAATCGGGCTACTCGTAGCCAAGTGGGACGAACTGACCGCAGCGGTGCGCAGGTTCTTGAACTTACCCGACCCCAAACAACGGGCAGCGGAGCAGGCGCAGGCATTGAAGGACCAAGAGGTGCAGTTGGAGAAATACCGCAGCGCATACGAGGCCCATACCGACGGCCTCATTGCCGCTGACGCCAAACGCAAAGCCGCCCGTGACAAAGCCATTGCAGACCGCATCGCAGAGAACGAACGCCTCGCCATCCTCGCCGCTGCTGAACTCCAAGCGGAGGCCGATTCGGTGGCCTACGAGAAAGCCTTGCTGGACCAGCAGACCGCTGACTTCAATGCCTTTGCCGAAGCCTACTTTGCCGAAAGCGATGCCATCCTTGAACATGATCGCAAGAACGCCGAAGAACGCAAGAACATTGAGAAAGCCGTTGCGGATTACAAGGAACAGGTGGTCTTTGATTCCGTTGCAGCCATCGGGCAGACGCTCTCCGCATTTGCAGGGGAAAACAAAGCCTTGGCCATTGCGGCCTTGGCTATTGAGAAAGGTGCAGCGATTGCCAGCGTCATTGTAAACTTGAACAAAGAGATGGGAGCCAATGCGGTCATGGCGGCGGCCAACCCATTGAATGTCGTAACGGGAGGTGCAGCGGGAGCCGCACAACTGAAAGTCCTCAACACCTTGGCCAAGATTCGTGCGGGCTTACGGGTCGCATCCATCACGGCGGCGGGCATTGCAGCAGGCAAGGCTATCACAAGCGGCGGGGAAGGAGGCGGTGCACCTTCACCTGGCGGACCGATGCCGATGGGAGCGGGTGGCGGTGCTGCTCCCCCAATTTTCAGCAACCCCAATACGACCGACCTATCCTCCTTTGGGAACGGCCAAGGCCAAGGGATGCAACCCATGCGGGCCTATGTCGTTGAGCGTGACATCCAGCAGACGACCAGCAGGGTGCGCCGATTGTCCGAATTTGCAACATTGGGGTAACTGCTACATATCCCACCATGGAACTTCCCGTGTACCGAATGACCGTGGACGAAGTGGACGAAGGCGTGCAGTTTGTCGCCCTCGTCGATATGCCCGCTATCGAAAAGCCCTTCCAAGCCTTCGCCAAGACCCCGCAAAGATTCGCCGAAACGGGGGAACGCAGGGTGCTGACGGGACCGCTCATGCTTGCCGATACGCCCATCTATCGCAAGGACGACACCTACGGGGAGTACTATGTGGTTTTTGACAAGGCGACCATCCGCAAAATCGTGCAGAAGTACTTCAAGCAAGGCAACCAGCACAATGTGAATGCTTACCACAATGCCGAACTGGATGGGGTCTTCATGTTCGAGAGTTATATCACCGACACCGAGCGGGGCATAATGGCTCCCAAAGGCTACGAGGACACCCCCGACGGGTCTTGGTTCGGGTCCTTCAAGGTCGAGAACGACGAAGTTTGGGAGAACCGCCACGCCTTCAAGGGTTTCTCCGTGGAGGGCCTCTTTGGGATGAAGAACACAGGCACGGAATTAGAGGTCGCACTTGCGGGCCTCGCAGACGATTTAACCGCTTTTTTGCAACATATCAACCCAACCTACAAATCCCTTTAATCTATGAACCTAAAATCAGCCATTGACACCCTTCGCACCGAGTTGCGGAAGTTCACAACCCAAAAGCAATCCTTCGCCGACTACAAGTTGGTAGATGGTACTGTTGTCCGTGTGGACGGCGACCTCGTTGCAGGAACCGCCGTGTATGTCATCACCGAAGACGAAACCTTGCCCGCTCCCGATGGCGAGCATCAAGTGGAAGGCGTTGGTACAATCAAAACCGAAGGTGGCAAAATCACCGAAGTCGTCGTGGCCGAAGCCCCAGCACCCGCCGAGGAAGTCGCCGTTGCTGCTGAGATAACCCCCGAAGTTGCAGGCGAAGTGGTGAGTGAAATCGCCGAAGGCTACCCAATGGTGGACCCCGCCATGGTGGAAGAAATCGTCAAGAAGCACTTGGTGTCCATCATGGAGGAACTGAAGGCCGCCTACACGGAAATGGGAAAAATGAAGGAGAAAATGTCCGCATTTGCATCGCAGATGGAAACCATGACCGACATCGTTGAGAAGGTCGCCGAACTCCCCTCCGAAGCCCCGAAGCCAACCGCCTCTGCTATTGTGGAGCAACGGAAGGCATCTGCCCAGCAGAACTTCAACAACCTCGCCCAAGCAATCCAAACTCTCAAAAACTCCAAATAAACTTTAACCCCCAAAACAAAAAGCCATGTCATTTTCTCTTGGAACTCTAACCGCTTACACCGAGCAGCAGCGCCTCCCCCTCATCACCAAGGCCGTATTCTCGGCCCGTACCGCCGCCCTGTTCACGAAGCAGGTTGGTATCAAGTCAGCCGCCGCCCTCAACTTGATGGACACCGATGCTGCCCTGCAATCAGGAACCGCCTGCGGATGGAATGTCGCTGGTGCTGCATCAGGAACCACAACCTTCACGCAAAGGAATATCACCGTTGCACCCATGAAAATCCAAGAGGCTCTTTGCCCTCGTTCCTTGGAGCAGTACTGGATGCAGTCCCAGTTGACCGCTGGTTCAACTTATGACGGTGTTCCATTCGAGCAAGCATTCGCCGAGCAGAAAGCCCTTCGCATCGCTGAAGCGTTGGAGAACGCCATTTGGTCGGGTTCTACCTTGGTCACAGGTTTGCTGACAATCTTGAACGCCGCATCGGGTTCTACCGTATCGGGTAACACCGCTGCGATTTCGGGTTCTATCACGACCACCAATGTCATCAGCATCTTTGACAACATCTACACCCGCATCCCTCAAGCCATCCTTACCAAGAACGACCTCGTGATGTTCTGCGGCTGGGACACTTTCCGCACCTTGATTGGAGCATTGAAGGCCAACACGGGTGTCATGTACAACCAAGTTGACCTGCAAGGGTTGGCCGATGGTGACATCATCTACCCTGGTACCAATGTCCGTGTCGTCGCAGTCCCAGGTTTGCTTGGTTACAGCCGCATCGTTTGTTCTTACCTCGGCAATTTCTTCTACGGAACCGACCTGTTGAGCGACGAGGAAAACTTCAGCCTGTGGTACTCGCAGGACAACGATGAAGTCCGCTTCCAAGCCGCCTTCAAAGTTGGTGTCCAAGTCGCTTACCCTGACCTCATTGTTGACTGGAGATTGGCCTAAGTGTAAGGGGGGCGGGTAACTGCCCCCCGTTATTTTGTTCCACCTTAAAATAAAATATACACTATGTCTTGTTCTCTCACTACGGGCTACGCCCTCGGATGCCGTGATTCAGTCGGCGGCATCAAAACTGTCTTTGTCCAAGCCTTCAACCCAACGGGTTCCGTGAACACCAACGGAAGCGGAACAGTCACAGGCTTCACGGGTTTCTCATCGGGATTCTACGAGTACGACTTGACCAAGGCCACTTCGTCCATGACGGAAACCTTGAACGCAAGCACCGAGAACGGAACCTTGTTCTACACTCCCGAAGTAACCTTTACCATCAACAAGTTGCAGACCGCCGTGCGGAATGAACTGCGCCTATTGGCTCGGAATCGCCTCTTGGTCATCGTCCAAGACAACAACAACCGCTACTGGGTGTTGGGTGCTGCGAATGGCTTGGAAGCCTCCGCTGGGACTGCTGGAACGGGTACTGCATTCGGTGACCGTTCAGGCTACGAGATGACGCTGACGGGCATGGAACCCGACGCCATGCTGAACATCTTGCCAGCAACATTCTCTGCGCTGACCGCACAAATCAGCGGTTCGTAAACTATCTTTGACCTGCGGGTTCTCATACGCCCGCATGGTTTAGTGGTCTGGGCCATCTCGCAAGGGGTGGCCCTTTTTTTTGTACCTTTGGGCATGAGAATTTGCATCGTTTACAACGCCCACCCGACGGGGTGCTCCTTCTACCGCTTGGAGATGCCGAACGCCTACCTTGGCGACAACTTCACGGAGTTTGACTATGTGTGCGTGGACAACATCGCCAATGTCAAGGACGAGGACCTAAAGACGGTCGATGTGTGGCTTTTTAATCGCTTGTGGTGTCAAGGTACGCTGGAGCAAATTCGTAAGGTCTACGAGGCTCTGACGGCGTTTGGGGCGAAGGTAATCTTGGACCTTGACGACTACTGGGTGCTGGAGAGTGGACACATCATGTATCGGCACTACCTATCCAGCAAACTTGACGAGCAGATTCGTGAACACATCCGCCTTGCTGACCATGTGACCACGACCACGGAACACCTCGCCCAAAAGATTCGCCTGCTGAACAAAGCCGTGACCATCCTCCCAAACGAACCCTACGAAGCCTATCAGCAGTACTTGCCCGACACGAACGCCGAACCCGAACCGCACCTGTTCAAAATCGGCTGGTTCGGAGGGGCGCAGCACCAAGAGGACATCGCCTTGGTGGAACATTCTTTCGGCCTGCTGGCCCATGACCGTTCCCTTGACGGCCGTTACAAAATCTACCTTGGAGGGTGGAACGATGGGAACGCCGTGTACGACGATTACGAGCGGATGCTCTCCTGCCGTGGGCTGAACAAGAACTACGGACGCATCCAAGCGGCGGACATCTACTCCTATGTGGGAGGCTACAACTTCATCAACGCCACCATCGCACCCTTGCGAGATACCAAGTTCAACAGGCTCAAATCGGAGTTGAAAGTCGTGGAAGCAGGCTGGATGGGCAAGGCGATAATCGCATCCGAAACCATCCCCTACACCGACATTATCACCCACGGCCACAACGGTCTACTGATACCCTACGGCAAGAAAGACGCATGGTACAAGGCCGTCCGCAAGTTCGTGAACGAACCCGACTACGCTCGCTCCTTGGCCGTGCAGTTGTCCAAGGATGTACGGGAGCGCTTTGACATCAGCAAGACCGCCGAGCGGAGGGCCGAACTCTACCGAAGCATCGGGCGCAAATTGTGAAATTGGCGGGCAAAGTACATTTAAGGATAGCGTGATTTACCTATCCCCCAACACCACCAACACAATCGTCGTCACTTGGACGCAGCGGGCCTCATCGGGGGACCGTTACATCTTGCGGCTGACCAACATCGCCAAGAACGCCACGACCGACTTCACCCTGCTGAAATCAGCCAACCTTTCTTCCTACACGAACCGCTATGACAAATTTCAGATTACCGTGGGGTCGCTTGAAACAGGCTCGTATCGTTATGAAGTTTACGATACCAGTAGCACGGTTGGTGCAGCCGTTGCGGTGGTTGAAACGGGCTTGGCGTATGTCCAGGTAGTTTCGCTGACCTTCAACACCTACGCCAATTCCATCCAGTACACCGTCTTCGGCTCGTCCGATGAGCGGGTGTTTGATTCAACCTTTGACCCCTCTTTCGCATGAGCGTACAAACCCGAAGCCAGTTGGTAGCATCTGCCGCCACCATTACCACCGAAACCGCCGCAGGAGCGAACACCGCCGCCCGTGTGGGTGGCCTCTTTGACGACCTTGCAGACACCGCTACCTTGGACCGAGAGCGGGGCGTGGCAAATCTCTACATTGACACGGACACCAACTTCACCCCAACCCAAGGGAGTGCAGTAAAACTCACCTCTGCGATGAAGTCGGGACTGCTGACTACTTACAACTTCACAAGGACAACAAGTTCTATCACCTACACGGGTACAACCAATGCTGCCTTGCGGGTATCTGCCAGCATGGTTTTCAAGCAGGGCAACGGCAACCAAATCAAGGTTTACATTGCAAAGAACGGCAACGCCATAAACCAGTCAATGACTGACATCACGACCGCACATAGTGAGGGTCACTCGGTTACTCTTGAAGCGATTCTGCAAGGCGCAGTCAATGACGAGTTCACCATCTTAGTCAACGCCGTAAATAGTGGCGCAAACATCGCAATTTCGGCCCTCAACTTCACCGTCCACACGCTATGAGCATAAAGCAATCATTCACCCAATGGCTTGGGATTGAACACAAGGTCCCCGTCATGTTGGAGAACAAGGCGGGCAAGTACATCACTTATGGGGCGTTCAACGAGTACCCCTACTATCTGCTGGACAACTACCGCCGAAGCAGCAAGCACAACGCTATCGTCAACGGGAAGGTCAATTACATCGTCGGCGGAGGCTGGCAACCAGGGGAGAAGATGACCGTGGAGCAGCAGGCCCGCTACGCCAAGTTCTTTGACGGGTTGAGCGAGCATGACGACCTTAACGACATCACCGAAAAACTCGTCCTTGACTTGGAACTATTCAACGGGTTTGCCGTTGCGGTGACTTGGAACAAGATGGGAACCATTGCGAAAATGGAACACATCCCCTTTGAAAAAATCCGAGTGGACAAGGACGAGCGGATGTTCCAGGTGGCCGATTGGTACGACGACGCAATGATCCAACTCTACCCCAAGATTGGGGATGTCGAGAAAATCCCCGCATTTGATGCAGACAACCGCATCGGCAAGCAACTGTTCTACTATCGGGTGTATGCCGCAGGCGTGAAGTCCTATCCCCTCCCCGAATACATGGGGGGGTTGGCTTGGATAGAAGCGGATGTGCAGGTATCCAACTTTCACAACAATAACCTCCGCAATAACTTTTGGGGCGGGTATCTCATAAACTTCAACAACGGAATCCCTACACCCGAAGAACAGGGCGACATTGAGCGTCAAATCAAGCGCAAGTTTTCGGGGACCGACAATGCGGGCCGATTCGTTGTGACTTTCAACGACGATGTTAGCAAGGCTCCCACCTTGGAACCGCTGACCCCGAGCGACATGGATAAGCAGTTCGAGATTTTGAACAAAGCCATCCAGTCCGAAATCTTCATTTCGCACAGGGTCGTGAACCCCATGCTCTTTGGCGTGAAGACCGAGGGCCAACTGGGAGGCAGGCAAGAACTAGTGGAGGCGTACGAACTATTCAAGGCTACCTATGTGAACGACCGAGTGAGGAAGGTAGAGCGGATGATTAACTACTTGGGGTCGTTTAATGGCGTGGAGGGCATGGAACTGATTCCCGTGGAACCCATCACCGAGCGACTATCCGAGCAAGCTCTGCTGACCATTATGACCCCCGAAGAACTGCGTGAGAAAGCGGGCCTCCCTGCATTGGAAAAGCAACCCGCCGATGTGGTGGGACCGAATCCCCAACCCGACGAGGTTCCGCAAACGCCCATGGTCATGGGCAACGAGAATATCAAGAAATTATCGGGCCGTGAGTACCAAAACCTCATGCGAATCGTTCGCCACTATGCGCAAGAGAAAATCACGCTGGAGATGGCCCGCACGATGCTTTCCGCTGGATTCGGTCTAACCCCCGAAGAAGTGAACACCCTGCTCGGAGTGCAGGAGCAGGCGTTTTCCGAGCCTACATGGGGCGAAGAAGACACCGAGGATTACGGATGGGGGGACGAGGAATTTAAGGTCTTGGAGGTGGTTGCAAGCAAGTTTGGGAGCAGTTCCGACGACTATGTGGTCATGCACTCCAAGCCCATGCGGTTTGATGCCGACTTGGACGACCAAGTGCGTCAAGCCTTCGCTGAACTTGGGGAGGAAGAGAAAGAACTCGACGAGAAAATCGAAAAGTACCGCAAGAAGAACCGTGAAGCATCGGTGGAAGAAATGGCCAAGGAGTTCGGAGTCAGCAAGGCCAAGGTCGCAAAGCGGGTTGCCTACTTGATTACCAAAGACCGTTACCCCATCGCCCGTGCCGTGGACCAAATCTCCAAGGAAGGTGCCAAGCCAACGGATGAACCCGTGCTGGAAGTGAGATACAAATACTCTTGGGCGGCAGGATTCAGCAACAAGGACAAACGGACGAGCCGTGAGTTCTGCAAGGTTATGCTGGACCTCGCTGACCAAGGCAAGGTCTATACACGGGACGACATCAACGGCATCTCCAATATCATGGGATACTCCGTATGGAACCGCCGTGGTGGATGGTATCACACGGCCAGCGGAGTGAACCGCCCCCAATGCCGCCATGTATGGGAGCAGCAAATTGTAATCCGCAAAGGCAATAAAATCACGAAAGCATGAAGGCACTATTCATAAGCGAGCAAACCCTGCTGGACAACTCGGTAATCAACGAGAATGTTTCCTTTACGCAGATACGGCCTACCATCGTGAAGGTCCAAGAGATGCGGATCCAGCCAATAGTCGGATCGGCCCTGTACTCGGAAATGGTGACGCAGGTGGTCAGCGGCACAACGACTGCGCTCAACACCACCCTGCTGGAGGACTACATCCAACCCGCCATGGTGCAATGGTTGTACTACGAACTCCCGATGGTATTGGCGTTCAAATACATGAACAAGGGGATGGTCCGCAGAACCAGCGAGGAATCTTCCCAAATGTCCATGGACGAAATCACCCGCCTCACCGACAAAGTGAAGAACGATGCGGAGTGGTATTCCGAAAGAATTACCAGATACCTCATGGAGAACCGCACCGACTATCCGCTCTTCAATTCCCCGCCATCCGCTTTGGATACCATCTACCCGAACGGAACCAATTACAACACGGGGATGGCCTTGGACGCTCGGACCCTGCGCCGTGGTGCTGGCTTGGACCGCCCTTGGCCATACGGCTACGACCCTTACTGCTCCAACTGCTGAACATGGGCGCACACTCTAAAAACATTTTGAAACTCCAAGCATATGTCATGGATAAAAATCAAGCAGGCACTCCTTGCGCTTGCAAATGCCCACCCTCAAGTAAACTCCTTCGGGACGGGCGACCCTCTTGCAATCGGAACGGACAACACGATAAACCTACGAACCCCAAGCCGTGAGCGAATCGTATATCCTTTGGTATTTGCGGATGTTCAGTCAGCGAGTACGGATTTGGGTAGCCTTAACCTTACTGTGGGTGTCTATTTTAGCGACCGAGTGGAATCCATTGCCACGATGGGTGGAGTGGTTTCGGGCAGTCCGACGCTCGGTTGGCAAGACAACGAAGACGAGGTTTTGAGCGACCAACTACAAATCGCACAGGACTTCATTTCAGCCCTCACAAACGACCCGACGCAAGAGTGGACGCTAAGTACCAGCGTGTCATTAACGAGGTTCGTAGAGAGCCGTGACGACCGCACTGCGGGGTGGGTGGCAACCTTGTCGTTCCAACTGCCCTACTCGCACTCTGTTTGTGAAATTCCGACCTAACCTACATTTACCCTAAAGCAGAAATATGCCAACTCCAATTCTTCAACAAATGCTCGGTCAGGGCGGTACTTGCGAACTGATTGATTCAGGTGCAGCCGCAACGGGCAAGAACTACGACTTTCTTGTCGTCAATTCAGCCGCAACGATGACCACCCTCACGGGTACGGGCAGCGAAAACTTGCTGACCGCTTACAACTTTTCCACCAAATCCATCTCCGCAGGCATCGTGATTTGCGGTCGCAACGGCGGCAAGATTACGGCGGTAACGGTTTCCGTAGGCAGCGTCATCGGTTATACATTCCTCTAACCATGCTGATAGGCTACGGCTACGGCTACCCTCGCTCCATGCAGTTTGGAGGTGTTTCGTTTGTGGGCGTTTTGGACACTTATCCAAACGCATCCGCAGCGTATTCCCTGCGAAAATTGCGAGCCGCTTATGCAGGTAGCGCAGTTCGTGTCCGTAGAAGCAATGACAACGCTGAATCGGACATCGGATTTACGGCCTTGGGGGATTTTGATAGTTCTGCGCTCTCAACCTTTGTTGGCGCAAATTCAGCATTTATCGTCACTTGGTACGACCAAAGCGGCAACGGCTATAATGCCACGCAATCAACCGCCGCAGCACAACCAAGAATTGTGAACGCAGGAACGACACAAACATTTGGCACACGATTTGGAATATCTTTTGACGGTAGCGATGATTCGCTGGATGTCGTCGCATTGGATGCCATTCCATTGGAAAGCGTTTTTTATGCAAATACACCTGGAATCGATGTTGCTGGATTGACGGCACGGGTTGCTGGTGAATACACAGCAATATCAAGCACAAATGCCCGCTATCGCACGGCATCACTAAACACCTTACAACCGCTAACAAGTAATGCAGGTGCGGCCATAAATTCATTCAATCGCTCAAGCAATGTAATTACGGCTTACCGAAATAGCGTTGCAAGTATTACAACCCTAACAGGTGCGGCTCATACGGGGATTCAAGTTATTGGACGAAGGCCAGGCTCAACCGCTTTTGGCGGCGTGCTTTCGGAGTTCTTTTATTACAACTCGGACAAAGCGTCAACTCGTGCAGCGATAGAGGCCAATTTAATTGCCTATTATGGACTTTAACGGCTATAAATTTTTAAGTGAAAAGGAAGCGATTGCTGCGGTTAAGGCTTGCAATGACTTCTATAAAATTCCAAAGTCAAGTGAAGAATTGACACAAAATTGGACCAACTATGAAGCGATGGATGGGGCTTTCGTTATTAGGCACGACCCAAGTATTGAGGCTGTTTTAGGCAAACCAATCCGCATCACCGCAAAAACCGTTGATTAATTTGCAACACCTTCCAAATAAAAACATTTCCCCTTATGCGCCTATTTCGCCGTAACCCCGACCAACCAAAACTCCCCCTTATGAAATCAGCCGTCATCGCTCTGCTTCGCCACCTGCTCACCTTCATCGGCGGCACACTCGTCGCCAAAGGTATCATCGACACCGCAACCCTCACCGAAATCATTGGCTCAGTATTAACCCTATTATCAGTTGGTTGGATGGCTTTGGATAAATCAAAGGGCGAACCCAACAAGTAGCCAACAGGTGAACCTGCTGGAAACAACCATTATCGGCACCATCAGCGCAATCGTTGGCGGTGCAGTCGCTTGGCTCACACGGGGACGCTTCCAAGCGGATTCCCTCCAAGTCAAGCAAGCCCAAGCGG